GTTATTGACTACAACTTTAAATGATTATTCTATAGCATATTACTATTATACTGGCACTGGCACAGATACAGCCGAAGAAATAGCCGCATACAATTTTAATATTACACCAGAGACATATAATATCTATAGCACAGCTCAACAAGCTGGTTGGACTGCAAAAAGCATATGGGATTATGAAAATGAAATTAATGAAGCTAAAAGAAATATCATTCTTCTTAGATCAGTATATATTGCAGATTTCAAACAACAGTTTAAAGATCTTTTTGTAAATGGTTAGCACTGTAAGTAATCCTTTAGAGCTTAATATAACAAGCGTTATAATTCAGAAATTTGATAAATCTGAATCGCTTAATATATTTCCTCAATTTGTAGAATTCATATTATATCAATCAATCTTTGAGCCTGTGATGAAAGCAGAATTGCTCGTGAACGATAATATTGGGCTATTTACTAACTGGCCATTTACAGGTGAAGAGACAGTATCGATAACATATAAAACTCTAACCGGTATTAAAGCAATATCTACTACAGATAAGACAATGACATTTGTTATAAGAGGTGTCAAAAACATTGTAGTCGATGATCGTGCACGATCAATGATGTTTGTTGTAGAACTTACATCAGTAGAATTTTTACAGAACACAAGAAAATATGTTTCACATGCATATAGCGACCTGATCGAAAATATGGCTGAAAATCTCTATAATGAATACATACGTAATGATACACAGTCTCAATTTGGTATAATGAAACCTTTTAACAAAGAAGAAACTACAAAAATTAGAAGTCTAATAGTACCTAATCTGAGACCTTTTCAAGCAATACAATGGTTAGCAAAGCATGCTATTTCTAAGAACTATGATAAGCATTACTTATATCTTTTTTATGAAGATTTAGATTCATTTAATTTTGTAACTTTACAGAAACTCATTGAGGATGGACTATTAAAGCGGGCTGATTTAATGTCATCTAAATATATCTATACTTCTGATACAGAGTCAACATTATCTACTTCTAACACACCTCAAGATCCAGAAGCTTCTTTGAGAATCATAAGCAATCTTATAATCAACAAAAGATTTTCTTCTATAGAAAAAATTGCTAGTGGTTATTATCAAAATGAATTATTTGAAATAAGCATGCTTCAAAAATCATATAATAGCACTTTAACTGAACTTATACCTGCTATGAGAGGTGAAAATTTTGTTCTAGAGCCTAACTTTCTTAATACTAAGAGCTATATTAATTATGTAAAAAATGAAAAGAATGGCACAGAGTATTCAAATAGAATTAGATATATTATAAACAATTATGAAGATACTGATTCTCAAGGTAAATCACAACCTGAATATAGATTAAAGATAGGTAAAGCATTGCAATATCTAATTGCTTTAAATCAGATAGATTTAACTGCAACGGTTCCTGCTAACATGGAACTTAAAGCCGGTCAAATAATATATGTTAGCATCCCTGAAAATCACGGATTTAACGAAGTAGGTTTGGATCAATATATATCAGGATTATTTTTAATAAGCGAAGTTAAACAAGTCATAACTGCAGGTAATAGAGCAACTACATCTATAAGAATATATAAAGATGGTTATCTTAACAGCCTTCAAGAAAAATCTAATTATTATAACACTACTTATAGAAGCGGTGATTATACTATTAATCCTTCCACAGGTAGATTTTTAGGTGGTGTATAATGTTATCTAATGATTTTTACGGTGATAGCTTTAGATGGTTTATAGGTGTAGTTAAAGACGTTGGTGATGATAGGTCTAGAGTAAGAGTTAGAATATTTGGTGTACATCATACCGAAGATCAAACTAAAGTGTCAGATGGTGACTTACCTTGGGCTTTAGTTTTATATCCTACTACTGGAGGTCAAACATCTTCTGGTAATGCATCACACGGATTAACACCTGATACATGGGTGGTAGGATTTTTTGCTGATGGTGAAGATAGCCAGCAACCTGTTATATTAGGTGTAATAAACGGTGGCCAAGGTTCTATGAACTCATCTTCTGGTAGCTCAGGTGCTGGTAGTTCTGCACCTACAGGGTCCGATCCAGGTGCATCAATTGCAAATGATAATAGTCCACCTACTACGCAGTTATCTGGCTCAGGTAACACGGCTAAAGTATATAATTATTTCTATGAGCGTATTCAAAGCGAAGGTTCTGCTTCAGGAGATATAAAAACTATAGTGGCTGCTATAACTGGCAATTTTCAAGTAGAATCTAATTGTAATCCAGGCGCGGTTAATCCTAATGATAAAGGTAAGCGATCTGTAGGTATTGCTCAATGGAGAGCAGAAAGAGGTCAAGCATTTCTAGCTTATTGTGGTGCTTCTTCTGTATCAAATGGCAATGCTCCTCCGCTAGAAAAACAATTAGATTATGTGTGGCATGAATTTCATGGCTCAGAAAGAAAAGCTTATAATAAAATTTTAACTGCAACTACTATTCAAGATGCAACTGCAGCTATTATTTTATATGAAAGAGATGCTTCTTATCAGAAGATAGATGGTGTATGGCAAGTAAATAGAACATCTTCTTATTATACTAAGAAACTTAATGCTGCAAGACAAGTATATTCTTCATTAACTTACACTGGTGGAACCGGGAACAGACGATAAAATGAACATAGTAAGCCCTGAAGCAGTATCTCATAGTAAAAATCTTACTTTTGAATTTTCTAAAACTCTTAGAGGAGAGAATGTAAATCTTAATCAATATTCTTCTTCAACGTTTGTCATAGATGTTGATGGTAAAGTATATCAAGGAGCATCTGCTAATGAAGCTTCTGCTACTATCATTATCATAGGTGGTAAGAGCACTTTTATAAATGAGAAGATTCCTAGAGTTGCAGTTGATTTTTATATTTCAGAACAACAAAAATTAACTATCTATAAGATTATAAAAGAATTATCAAACTACTATTCAGACGCTATAATAAGTAGTAGTAACGAAACTCTTGATCAATCTATCACTGCCCTTTATAATAATTATTGTGGATAATCATGTCAGTAAATTTTACATCTAATCCAGAACAGATAAAGAATAATACAGCCAGAGAGGGTGATGGTATCGGCTTGGTTGCAGCTCCTCAGAATTTAGGCAGCGGAAACCCTGCACCATACTACGAAGTAACTGTTGATGATAAGCCTGGATCAGGTAGTGATAATACTATATCTCATGCAGGACCTGAATCAGGAGTAGTTAACGGTATAGGATCATCACCTAACGATATTCAAGGGTTTACTTCTACTACTGGCAATAAAGTCATAGTAGATAGCACATTTGGTTCTGATAGCATAACTATTCAACATCATTCAGGTGCATCGATCATCATAGATGGTGATGGTGCTATCCATATAATATCATCAGGTAAAAAAGGTGTTGGTTTAATATCTCCTAAAGGTGATTTAACTATATTTGCAAGAAATCATGTCATTTTAAAAGGAGAGAGCAAAATCACCTTAGAATCTCAAGGTGATATCGATTTAAACGTAGGTGGGAATCTTGGATTTCATGTTAAGGGAGATATGATTACTTCAGTGCAAGGTTCATTACATACCTCTGTTGATGGTGCTATTATAATAGAAACTGCAAAAGATGCTAGCATGATGATTGCAGGTGACAGCAGACTAACTGCTGCAGGTGACATTAAAATGCAATCATCTAGTGGTATTGCGCTCGATGCAGGTCAAGATATTAATATTAGATCTGATGGTAATTTTGCAATGAATGCTCAAGAAACTGCTACTATTAGCTCTAAAGGTAATATGGCTGTTAATACCGAAGGCACTCATAATACGAGAGCTAATGGTGATATGAACATATCTACTAAATCAAAACTAGCAACTAAATCATCAGGAATAACTAAGATATCATCTACAGGTGCTTTATCGCTTAATACTTCAGCTTCAGCTAGTATACTAGGCAGCGGTGCAATTAATATCAATGGTTCCTCTACTACTGTACAGGTATCAGGGTCACCTAGTGTAGATGCTGCTGATACACCTGAAGCTGCAGCACTCGCTCAATATGCACCAGTAGAAACTATAATTGACAGTATAACTACAACAAGAATAGCACCAGATTTTCCTTCCAATGCAAAAAGAATGTCTGCAGAAGAGATGTCTTTATATTCTAACGATGGTACAGCACCTAATCCTAAAGCAATTGCAGCAGCTGTTGGTAATAAAGGTGCAGGAGTTCCCGTCACTCTGCAAGGAGCAGGTACAGCAGAGCCAGTAGCAAGCAGCCCTAATGATATACCTGCAGGTATATCTACATCTAATGGTAAATCAGAACAGAATCCTCTCACAGTACCTTCTTCTATTTTTAATTCTAGTCAAAAAATATCACGACATTTTACTGTAGGTCATATAGTTGGTTTAAGAAAAGCACCAGGAGATATATCTACTCAACAAGCAATTCTTAAAGAAGCAATGAATACTGCATGGAATATTTTAGATCCTCTAGTTGAAAAATATGGAAGTAGATTTCAGATAACTAGCTGGTATAGACCTGTAGGTTCACCTAATCATGTGACTGGAGGAGCAGTAGATTTTAGAGCTGCAGTTAAACATGATACATCATTAACAGGTGAGCTAGCAACATTTATTAGAGATTATCTTCCATATAAACAATTGTTTTTAGAAAAGAATGATTCTCCAGGCATCCATTGCCATGTATGGGCTGCTCCAGCTGGAAGTGGCGCTAGTGGGAACGTTTTAACCTGCACAGATCAACTATGTAAAAATAAAGTACCTGGCCTTCAATTAACAGTTGCACAAGCAGCTCTACAGAAAGCTGGAGGTCGCATAGCATAATGGTTGAAGTATATAGTTCTGATACTATTGCATTTATACAAAGAGGCATTTTTCAACAGCCAGGTTATTATGGCAATCAAGAGAACACGGCTTCTAATCAAGGTTTTAATTCAGCAGTAGGTATTGCATCAGCAGCAGTAGGTTTTGCTAGTCTTCTTAAAAAACAAGCACCACCACCACCAACATATGTAAGATCTAAAACTAATTATATATTAACTACACTAGAAAAACAAGCTATCTATAATAGATCACAGCAATTAGCAGCTTATGGTGTAGTACCGTATGATGTACTAGAGAACTTTTTTTATGTGTTAGCTGCAACAGAGAATCATAGTGATCTTATTTTTATATCTAATGTAGTAGGTATACCGCAATTAGCAGAAAAAAGATACATTAGAAACGTTAGAGGTATATGTGAGATAGATGATATCTATAAGATAGGATATCTTGCTAATGGTTTAGCTTCAGTTAATCAAAGATATGCTCCTCAATATAGCGGTGCTGAATACTATACTGATGCAAACCAATCATCTTATGGTAATATCAACAATGCATTGAACCTATCTACTGAATTAGGTGTATTAGGTCCTATAATTCTTTCTGCTGCAACTAATCTAGCAGGCAGTGGTACTTATCTTGCTGCAGCTCCTAACCTTTCTTCTGCTTCTATTATAGGTGCTGTTAATGGAGTAGGTTCATTATATGGTAATTCTGGTGTTTCACTCTCTCCAACTACCATAGGAGCAATTTTAAATCCTACTGCTACGATTGCTAATCAAGTAACATCTGCTGGATTATCAGCAGTCTCTAACCTTCTAAATGCTACACCATTAGGTGGTGCGCTTGCTGCTTTTGGTCCTCTCGGGGGTATAGCAGGTGCTGCAGTGCTTTCTCAGATAGGCGGTAATGCAGTTGGTAGCTTTATGTCTCAAGTATTAACAGGAACTAGAATAGCTAGCTCACAGATAGCTAATAATCCTATGCTAACACCACCATCATACGCAGGCAAGAGTTTCTTTGGTGAAGCACCAGTTGCTCTACCTGCTATCGATCAGGTATTCTGCAGAAGTATAGGAGCTTTTAGCGCTTCTTCAGGGGGCAATGGCGTAGTTAGCTTTGGAATGCAAAATTTTGCTTCTATGGGTAGCGCTATGTCAGTTGCATCACTAGTAAGCAATATGCTGACAGGATCATTTAGTATTCCTTCTCCAACTACATTTTTTGGTAATCAAGTTGCTCAGAACATAACTAATGTATGCAATGTATTAAACGTGAAAGCAACTTCTAATATTGAACCTCGCCGATCAGATAATACAATACCTTTCATGATAGGTATGAGTGCAGCAATTGCAGGTGAGACATTTACACCTTTCGGATCCACACCATTCACTACAGGTTGGAAGCTTGCTTCATCTACTGCTAATGATATACTAAAATACAATCCACAATACCTAGAAACATGTAGAACCTCTTTATAAATAATTTAATGACGACAGTAACACTTTACACAGATTTAACTACTAATTTTACAATTCATCCTATCAAGGGTGATTTAGTGTTGTTAAAAAACGAAGAAGCAGTAAAAAGATCAATCCGTAATTTAATCTTAACACAGCCTTACGAGAGATTTTTTAATCCTCTTCTTAGTACAGGTATAAATGCTAGCTTATTTGATAATATAGGTAGAGATACTGAGAGCATTTTAAAAATAAAAGTTACAGAGATAATAGAAAATTTTGAACCAAGAGCTAATATCATCAAGGTAGGCATAAAAGCCTTGCCAGATGATAATTCATATAGCGTTAGTATTATTTTCTCTATTAATAATAATACACGTCCAATTAATTTAGATTTTGTTCTAAGAAGAGTAAGGTAATATGGCTAATCAAGGATTTTTAGATGTTTCTGAGCTAAGTTTTGATGGTATTAAGAATAATCTTAAAACATATCTTCAAAATCAAGCTATATTTAGTGACTATAATTTTGAAGGTTCTAATTTAAGTGCATTATTAGATATATTATCTTATAATACTTACATGAATTCTTATTACCTTAACATGGTAGGTAGTGAATCATTTTTAGATACATCAGTAATTAAAAGTTCAGTAATATCACATGCTAAAGAATTAAATTATGTTCCTAGATCAAGAGCTTCTGCTAGAGCTAAAGTTACCTTTAATATTAATTCTGGTGCTGCATCACCTCAATTTATTATTATTCCAGAAAACTATGTTGTAAAGACGACTGTAGATAATATCACTATGGATTTTACTACTGATGAACCTATTGTTATCTATCCTCAAAACGGGCTTTATATAAGCGATCCTTCATTTATATATGAAGGCAAAATAGTCAATGAATATTTTACTGTCAATACAGGTACTAGATTTACACTCAAGTCTGAATATGTAGATACTAACAGCATTAAGGTATATGTTCAAACATCTACAAACGATACCACAACAGTAGAATATACGTTAGCGGAGAGCTTAATAGGTATCAGCAATCAATCTAAAAGTTTTTTTATTCAAGGATATAAAAGCAATCAATATGAAATAATTTTTGGTGATGATGTTTCCGGTAAAGCAGTAAATATAGGTAATATAGTAAGAATTAAATATAGATCAACGAATGGTGTTCTTGGCAATAGAGCTAGCTCGTTTGCCTCTACTTCATTAATTGACAATCTCTATAATATGTCTTTAACTGTTCAAACTATAGCTGCAGATGGCGCAGAAGCTGAAACTTTAGAATCAATAAAATTTTATGCTCCTAGGCATTTTACTACTCAGTATAGAGCAG